TTTTGTCTGCCTTCTTTCTTGGAATCAAAGTAGTATTCATCTTCAATATAATATTTATGGTCTTGTTCTATTATTTCTAAAAATACGCAAGGGTTTGTAGTACCATAATCCATGCAATAATAACGATTATATGCTAGTTCATAATTTGGCCCATTACCATTAATATACTCATTCGCCTCTGTGAACATATCATAAATTGCACCTTCAGCAATCTTCCATAGCCCCAATATCATACGATCATACCAAAGGCCCTTGTATGCTCCTTTAATAAAATCTTTGTATTCATCATCTAAATTAGGATTATCTTCTAAGGTAAAGTGAATAACCTTAACCATTCCGCTTAGCAGTTTCACAGGATCAGTTATATATTCAGTATATAAATAATGAAATGGTGTATCAGGATTAGTAGTTGCATATAACTTTGCACCTTTAACACTCATTCTGTTTAAAAGTTGTTTGAAGAATTTTTCAGGCATTAATGAAACTTCATCACAATAGGCACCGGCTATAGTTTTACCTCTTATATATTTTTCAGAGCCTTCATCTTTAGCGCCAACTACTTTAATCTTTCTACCATAGATAGTTAAGTCACCTGATTGCCTATTATAGTTATAGTTTTTAACTCCTACAGTATCAAACAAATCATTAAGCACATTGTCATAGATTGTATCTTTAGAAACCCCTGTCATTATTAATAAGCCTTTGGGACCATTAACAATATAATCAAGCCACTTAGGTATCATAGTGACAGTCTTGGAGCTTCTTACAGAACCCTCAAGTATATTTATCCTGGCATCTTTCTCTATAGGATTACAAATAAAATCAAGACTTTTTTGTCCAAATGGTTGATACTCAATCACTTCTTATCACCACTTTTATGAATAGCATTAAGAAGCGCATCTATATTCCCTACAGCATTATCATTATTATCTTTAATTTTAAGCTTTTCAAACTCAAGCTTTTGATTTTCTAATTCAAGTTTCTTTTTAGTCACTGTATCAAGTATGTCTACATGCTTACCTAGCCACTCCAGTGCTTTCATTTTGTCATTAAGCTTAAGTGATACGCCACCATCTTTAGTCTGTTTAACTTCGCTTATGAGAGTTCCATCTATATCACAAGAGTTCTTAAAATCAACGTAATTAAATATTTCCTTTTTAATTCCACCGGTCTTTTCATCAGGTGATTCAATTTCCTTTATTCCAAATTCCATAAAGTCTGTTATATCAGCAAAGGCTATATCTATATACTTTTGAATTATATCTTGTGCCTCTAATCCTATGTTATCTCGGAACTCTTTCAACTGCTGGTCTATATATCCTCTTACCTCTATGTTTTTCCATAGTGCAAAAGCATTACTACATGCACTCTCATAACTACACTCATAAGCTTTCATATAGGCCTTTGTTTTATTTCTGTATTTAATGTAGTAACTGCAAAATAACATCTGTTTTTCTGTAATTACTACAGTGGATAAACTCATACTTTTAGAAGCTTTTGGTTTAGGAACGTTCCTTTTCTCTTTTGGTAACGTTCCTTTTAATTCATCATCCCATTTATCTTGATTTTTCCACTTTCTTATTTGTGTGTCTAATACACCAAGTTCTGAAGCTATATCTTTTAACTTTATATTCCCCTTTGCTTTAAGATATATTTCCTTTGCTTTTTCTCTTGCCGGACTTCTTTGCCTTGGCACATCACCTCACCTCACCTATTCACGTAAGAATATATTATTACCTAGTCTGCTGTATTCTACCATTACAGCGTCTATAGCTATGCTCACTCATACACTCTTTAAGACTGTCAGCAATCTTATCTGGTGATACTCTTTTACTTCCACAGTAAGGACATGCCAAGTATTTATCAACAGCCATCTTCTTAACATCTTCACTCAACAAAACAAACTCGCTATTACATGTCTTGCATTTATAACCTGTATATATACCTAACATATCATCACTCCTCACTTGTTTTTAGACATAAAAAAGCACCAGAAATCAATTAAGATTCTAGCGCTTTTTATTTCTTGTTAATTTTTACTAATATCACTATATCACATTTCATGCCCCCATTACTGCCAACTTTCAAATATTGGGTATTTATTTTTCAATTCTAAGCCCACGCTCCATCGCAAATATATCTCTAGCCTTTCTTAAACTTCTGTATATAGACCTTTCACTAGCTGGGATACTTGATATAGCAATTTGTACCCTCTCAGTTAATTGCCCCTTTACTAGCTCTTTATAGGGATCTTTAAAGTAGATAATTTCTATAGCTTGCTTTATCTCATATCCTTGTCCATATCTCATTACTTCTATTTGTTTTAATGTTGCTTCAACTGCTTCCATATCTTTTATCTCAGCCATTTTAAAAGCAATCATATTTTCTGCTTCAATCATCATTGCTTCTGTTGGGCTTCCACCGTTACCCTTTGTCCTTATTTCTCTTCTTTTTATTGCTGCAATTGCATCATCGTGGATTTTCTTTTTATAATCCTCAGCACTTCTACCATTTCTAGCATAGAATCTAAATGCAGTGGTCGCATAATCTTTAAGATAATCTTTCACTTTATCACCCCATTAGCCTAATTTATTAACTCTATCTTCATTTATTTTCTTCTCTGCCTCTAGTTTTGCTTTGGTTTTCCAATCTTTTTTAATAATAGCTTGTTTAATATCTATATTAATTTGATCTATTCTCCCCTGATACATATCTTTAAAATCTATTTTCATGCAAACCTCCTAGAATTTCAATCATTTATATTTATGCGGTTACACTTTGTAAAACACCCTCTAGCCATTGGTACGACTTGCTTTTAAGCTGGTTACACTTTTTTGATTGGTTACACTTAGTTACACCTTAGTGTAACCACTTCAAGCCCTTTGATATCAATGCTTGTAGAGTTTCGGTTACACTTTTTTGTAAAAACCAAAGTATCACTATTGTATGTGTGTGTGCGCGTGCGCGTGACGTATACATACATTTTATTAAATTAGTGTAACTCTGTAACTTTATATATATATAGAAGAATAAAGCTTGTAATACCAACAGTTTCAGCGGTTACACTTTTTTAAAAAAAGTGTAACTTTAGTGTAACTTTCATGAAAAAGTGTAACTTTTTACGATTTGCTTTGATTTTCGCCAATCCATCTTACCGTTTTTTCGAAATTATCATACTTAGAGAATAATATATAACTGAAAACCAATGCTGTGATTAAATTTATAATAGGACATACTACGTAGATTAAAACTTTATTAGAATCACTACCTTCTGTGCCTACAATTTCTTCATATAAATATATTTTTTCTGTCAGATTATTAATGTTATTTTTACAATATAGACTAGTTAACATTAATAAAAAGCCATTCATGAATAGAATGCAAATATAGACCTCTATCATTGTTATCCTCCATTGATTAGATTATTTGAATGGAATTATATTATTTAAGTCCGTAACATCTTCTACCTCTTGAGAAATTATTAAATTTACATCAAGAGCTCTAAACCTTTTAGTGTCGCAAGTGTCATATCTTACTGTTTTCTTTTCTATTCCAGTTCCAACTTTTATGGACTTGTCTCCAAATCCTATGATGTACCCTGCTTTTTTAGCCTGTTTCCTAAAATCCTTTAATTCCAGAGGAATCCATGTACTATTAACACTCCTTAGATACTCACTTATTTGGTTTAGCATCTCAGAACTTTTAATATACAATTCACCATCTCTACGCTGAATTACCTCTTCCACGAATCTAGCTCTACCATCTTCAATCATAGAATTGTATGTTATTATCATCTTTTCGACTTGAGATGATGCTTCCTCTTTATTCTCCAGAACCTCTTCTTCAATATTTTTGGTAATGCATTCTGAATAATTTGATATTTGCTTTACACCTAATTTCCTTAAGAGTAAATTAAATATTTCTACACCCGAGCATATATTGATGCAGGTGTTTAGAGGTCTATTTTTTAATCTTTCTATTCCAGCTGCTTCATGCTCTCTTATTTTTTTATAAACATCAGCGTCTAATTCCAGTATGATATTTATTAAGCTTTTACCTAATTTATTTAATAATGTCTCATTCTCAGATAACCATTTCATACTGTCTATATGCCTCGGTGTCCTCTCTTGTTTGGATAAGTAAACTATGCAGGACCTCTCCATTAAAGCCTTCTCTGAGTTTGGGTAACATTCTTCACCTACTATAATTAAAGGTCTATTCAACTGAAAATTTCTATTTTTAAAGCTCTTATCACTTCTTGATACTGTGGTCCTATCGTACAGATTTCTAAATGTTTCACTTAATTTTGCATTTTTAAATTTATCTAAAAGACTAGGTTTGTACTCATCAAATAATATAGGATAATTTCCATCACTTAGATTTTTAATTAATGCAAATGGAGTAATAAGGCCTATACTTTTTATATCTGTCTTAGGGTAATTTAGCATAGGTGCTATAACATTTTCTAATATAGTACTTTTACCAGAACCACTCTCCCCCACTACCAATAAGTGGTGATTTTTAAACTTTAAAAACTGACTTTGTTCTGCAGCTAGATTGTTAATTACGGTTCCAACAATGCTGATAGTTTTTTCAGGAGTTGCAAATGTAAGTAAATTTTTCATTACCTTTGTCATTTCTTCAGTATTTATTTCTTGCACTTCAGTGATATTAACCTCTGTGCCGTCTTCACTTTTTATTGCTTTGTTGATTCTATTTTTTGTCATTGCCCCATCATTAGTTATAAAAATTCTGGCACCATCTTTATTAAGAAATTTTACACCAGTATGGATTTCTTCTACTTCTAGAGCAAAATAATTATTAATCCAAGTTTTCAAAGTAGTTAGATCCGCAATGGTACCAGTAAAGGATAAATCCAAAGTTCCTAAGAAATTTTTAAAAAGTCTAACATCATCAAATACCACAGCATGGTCAATTCTTTCAATTTTTGCACCTGTATATGACTTCAAAGTTAACCTTACTCCTTCACAGCCTTTATCTATAAAATTTATCCTTGTTGCCTCTAGTAAGGTAAAATTTGATATATATATTTTTGTAAAACTGTTGTCATCTCCTTTTTCCTTTACATATTTGTATATCCCAGCGAAATCTTGCTGCAATTCATACTTACTTTTTAAATCTAAACTCCTTTTAAATGCATTAAGCAGATCACTCTTTGTATGTCCATGCTCTAACCAGTCCGTAACATCTTTATTGTCTCCAAGGTCCTTTATTCCCACAAGGTTTATAAATTTAAATACTTTGGAGGTTTCAAACAATTTCTTATAAATTGACCATTTATATATGTCTCCACCTTTACCAGTATCACTACATACATAGATATTTGCATATTCGAGTACAGATATATTATCAATAATTCCTTTTATGCTAGTGGCTTGATATCGCTCATTCCTAAGTATAGAATTGAGCATATTCACATCTTTTTCACCTTCACAAACAATTATTATCTTATTATCTCTAATTGCCTGTACTACTCTATGCAAATTATATGGTATTTCGTCGCAACCTCTATTAGCTACAACCTTTTCGCCCTCTAAGTGATAATATCCACATTTCTTTTTATTCTCTTTATGGTCCTGAAATTTGGCTTTAATATATGCAAGTTTATTATCAGCATCCACAAAGGGGAATAAGCCTAGAAGTTCTTGTCCAGCTCTATATTTACCTAATTCCCACTTTATAAAGGATTCTACTTTTTCACTTAACTCCTCAGTAATGCTTTTTTCTACAGTTAAACCTAAATATTTTCTAGCCTCTATATAATTAATGTTTTTGAATTTAGAAATAAAATCTATAGCGTCTCCAACTTCACCACATCCAAAGCATTTATATTTTTCTTTGTTTGCATTACTGAAAAACTTAACTTTCATGCTTGGACTTTTCTCCCCATGGAAAGGACAACACATGGCATGTTCTTTGTTAAACCTAGTTCCAGTCTCAAGTTCCATCAGCGCTTTTAAGTCTATATCCTCAACTTCCATTTATTTATATCACTTCCTTATGCTGCGGAATTTATTTGTTCAATCTTTCATTGTATTATGCACATATTGCAAGCACATTCAATGCATTCCTTACCATCACAATTATCAGAATCATTTCTCATATTTTCAGTTAATACTTTTACTATATATCCATTTTCTCTAAGGAGTTTTTTTGCTTCAATTATTTTTTGTTTTTCATTATTATCCATTATAAAATTAACCTTCCTTGTCCTTATTTTAATTTACATCTTATATCCCATTTTTAACGCCTTATAGTAAACCATTACTAAGCCACACACATCAAACCTAGCATCATGAAATGATATACCATCATAACCATAAAGTCTCTGCAATCCCTTGTTAAAACCCTTGCTTTCACTATCTATCCCAAGAAAATTCATTGTCTCTTCAAGCTTTGGCCATTTATATTTTCCGTATTTGCCTGTTAACTTTATAATATCTGTGAAATATGCCATAGTGCAGAATTTATCTGCTATTTCAAATGCATATCCAGCTCTTTCTATTTCAGTCTTTACAAAATCAATATCAAAACTAACATTATGAGCTATAAAAATCCCATCTTTTAAATCTTCTGCAACCTCTTCGGCAATATCTTTAAATGTTTTTCCACCTGATAAATTCAATAGTCTGTCTACAGAAAACCCATGGACTTTCTCAGCGCCTGGATCTATATAATCACATGCTAGAAAGAAGTTTTTAGCCGATTCCACTTTATCATCTACAGTAATTGTATAGGTGAGTTGGCATATTTGGCCTGGCTTGAATCCAGATGTTTCGGTATCTAAAAATATCTTCTTCAATTTAAACCTCCATTTCAAATTTTTAAGAAATTTTTCTAAATTCATGTTTAATATTTTCCTTACTTACTTTGGCATAAATCTGCGTTGTGGCTACTGTTGTGTGCCCCATTAATTCTTGTAAAATGTGTATCGGCATCCCAGCATTAATACAATGAGTTGCCATGGAATGTCTGAAAATATGAGGGAAAATATCTTCTGTTAGTCCACTTCTAACTTTTATATTTTTGATTTCTCGTTCTATACTTCTGCCACCTAGGCGATGATATGGTTTTTTAGTTATTATAAATAACGCTTCGTTACTACCTTTCCTTGATAATAAATATTTTTTCATTAGTATTTTTGCTTTAACACTGAAACAAACTTCTCGTTGTTTATCTCCTTTTCCTATTACATTCAATGTTCTTTCATGCCAGTTTATATGATCTATATTGACACCCTCACATTCACTAAGTCTGCAACCTGTGCTATAGATAAACTCAGTGATAGCTTTCTCTCTATCTGTTATACACGCCTGCCTAAATATTTCTACATTTTCCTCTGAAAGCGGCTTTCTTTCCCTTATAGGCTCTTTTGTTGCTTTTAATTTCAGTCCTGGATTTTTAGGAATATAATCTTCTTCTTGTAGCCACTTGAAAAAGGATCTTAATGTGTAAATTAAAGTATTTGTAGTAGATGGTTTAAGATTTTTACATCTTTGAGCTAAGTACATCCGTAGATCCATGGTAGTTACTGCAGCAATTGGTTTTATTAGATGACTTGCAAACTTTAATAATTCAAGCCTATAATTTTTCAAGGTCTTTATACTAAGTCCATCTAATTTCTTGCAAGCTAAGTATATTATTAATCTATCTTCTATATCTGAAGCCACTAGCGCATTTTCTTGTGGCACAATATCATAATGGTATAGGACTTCTTCAGTTATCATACGTACTTTCAATTGATCTATATCCGGAAACTCTAGTGTTAGTTTACCTACCAATCTTATTATCACTTCGTTATTTGCTATGCTCATCTTGCGTGTACCTCCTAAGTTTTTATTAGGAGACAAGTATGTTATACTATTCTTGTCTCCTGGTGAGACATGTGAGAGAGTTTCTTAGTTGTGAAGGCTGCTAAACTCTCTTTTTATTTTTGTGTTTTATGTCGTCCTGTTTTTGAAGTGCGTCATACCGTCCTTCTTATTAGCAAGATGTGTTGCTAATAAAATACTAATTTATCGGAAATTTCAGTTCATTTCTCTTGCTCATGTAATCTTCTAAATTATCTTTTATTATAACTACTATTGGTAAACTTATCATGATAATTGTAAATACTATTTTATATTTAAGGCTCAGTCCTAGTGTCCTTGACCATATTCCGTACATCAGTAATGCATAAAAAATATATGGCATTATTAGTTGTATTAAACTCATACATTTCCCTCCTCATATTTATTGTTAATCAACATCAATTTATTTTCTTGACGATTATTGGGTTAAGATAAGACGTACTTTTCTCAAATTTCGTACTGAATCTTTTCAAATTCAATAACCCACACCCATGGATTCTCATTCCAGCCATTACCTTGCTTTGAGTAAATTTTGTCCCAGGTCTCTAAGAAATGTTCGTATGCATATAATCCTGTATAGTCATCACCTTTTGGAGTTGACTTAGCTGTTGAAATAAACCCTTCTTTTAAAGCTTCTTCCTCTGTTATGTTCTTTAATCTTTCAACCCTAACATCAGTAACCTTAAGAAATAACCTTGCTGCAACCCTCGGCATGTGTATGGATGGGCGCCATTTTATTTGGTATTCTTGGGATAATCTAAACTCTTCCTCATTTGCTAAATAGGCATACTTACCTTTAACAGCAAAATCAAAGCATTCCGATTCTTGCCATGTTTCTCTAACATAGAGAACATCTCCAACTTGATAAGGTGCTTTAAAATATATTGCATCTATCTGTTCTTTACCTTCGTAACTGAAAACATCACTATCTTTATAAAACCCTGCAAATAGTTTAGTTTTTTCATTTAACTGATTAACTAATTTATAAAGTTTGTCTCTTCCGTAAAAATTAGGAGTATTCCCATTTAATTTTACTATCCTTCTGGTTCTTGTTTTCTTGCCCTCTAATATTGCTTGGACCATTACCGTATTAAATAAAATTGGTTTTTCCACGGTTATTCCTCCTCAGGGCTAATATCAAAGTAGCCCTCTTTTAAGAAATTTCTAACCGCATAGTATAAAATTCCGTATATCTCTTCACCGCTATCATTTCTATTTACAAAAACCGTATTAACTAAAAATTGATCTTGAATACTTCTGAGTCTTGCCATAAATGCTTTGGACCCATATTGGCTTCTATAGTCACCGGTTTTTATTTTCTTCAACCCGTCAGCATCTTCCACTAAGAGAGTCATTTTTATTCCATTTTGCTTCGCTCTCCTCATTTCCCGTATGAAACGAATATCGTCGTGAGTGTCTACTGTTTCGCCAACATTACCAGCTAATTCATCAACACTATTTTTTCTTTCAATACCTATAGGAAAATATAAATCTCTAAAAATACCCATCTTTTCGCACTTGGTAATAACAGCAGTATAATCGCCCTCTGTAATCATTTGCTTTTTACAAGGTATTTTTTTTCTATTAAAATACTCTAAAATATGGTCGTTTTTACCATCCTGTTCTCTGGTGTCATAGATTATTACTAGGTTATTATCTACTAGCTTTTTAATGTCAGTTTCTGTAAATCTAAAATGAACTTCCACAATATCACCTACCTTGTTTTCTTTCTTCCAATTCCTTTAAGTCCCGCTCCAACTTAACCCTAGCTTTTAAATCCTTTTTAAGTATGCTGATAGCCTCATACACTGTGTGTCCTTGAAAGTACAATTCAACTACCTTTGCAACATCTTTATTTACCATGATAGACTCAACTCCTTAACTAAAATGGGATGTCTCCATCATCAATTGGTGTTACGTCACTTGAATTTCCAAAATCGTTAGATCCAGCATTTGTTCTGCCATTGTAGCCACCTTAATTAGTATTTGTTTCTGATGCTTTTTTGTCTCCCCATTCAAGGAAGTCAACTTCATCAGCAATCACTTCAGTAACATATCTTTTAGTTCCGTCTTTAGCCTCATAATTTCTAGTTTGAATGTTTCCAGAAACGCTTATAAGTTTACCTTTACTCATATAATTAGCAGTAGCCTCCGCTGTTTTGCCAAATACAACTACTGGTATAAAGTCTGCTTCTGGTTGACCTTCTCGCTTAAATCTTCTATTTATAGCTACAGTAAACGTGACTACAGCTGTTCCTGTTCCTTGCGCAAACTTTAGTTCAGGATCCTTTGTTAATCTGCCTACTAAAACCACTTTATTCAATTTTTTCAGCCTCCCCAAAACTATTAATAAACTTTTGTGCCATTGCAATAACTTGGATTGATTCTGCTGCTAGCTTTATTGCAAAATCTTTTAAGCAAACTGCATGTTTTACTGCAGTTTCTTTATCATTTATTTTTACATTCCGCCATAAGGAGCTTAAACTAAAATTTACATTTTCTAATTCTTCTTCAACTTCCTCAACCTCTTCTTTAATAACTGAATATCCTTGATGTCTACTTATAAATAAAGGTTTTTTTATCATTGCTCTTTTTAATTCTTCATTTGATAATTGCTCTACCTGAGATTTTAGTTCTTTCATTTTTAAATGGCCTCCCTTATTTTCAATATCTTCTATTGGCAATTCCACCATAGGGACTGGTATATCGTGGCCACAAGTTTCACATTTCCAAATACGTGAGCTATCTGATGAATACCATCTCCCATTACAGTTAGGACATATTCTTTTCTGCATTATAATCTCTCAGACATTTGATTAATTAATTTTGAAATATTACTTTTGCACTTTTCATATGTCTCTGGATAATCTTTTTTAATTTCAGCCATTACCTCTAATTCATTTCTGAAAACATTCTGAAGTTCTTCAAAGTAAATCTTAAATTTAATAACCGGTTGAGTAGTATTTTGACCATTCTTACTCCGGAGTTCTTCAAGTTCTCTTTGAGTTTCCTCAGGTATTTTCTCAATTATTACTGGCTCAGCTGTTATTACATCGATAGGCTTGGCTAACTGAGCTTCAAGTTCATCTATTCTAAGAGCTGAACTATCCAAATCGCCTTGTATTTCCTTAAGAGATGCCTGGAGTCTTGTTACCTCTTCATCATTCTCAGAATTCTTTGCCTCAGATAGTTGCTTTTCAGTTTCGATAATAGATTTTTGTAAATTATAAATTGTCTTTTGAGAATTCTCCTTTTCCTTTTGCAGAGCATCCTCCAAGAATTTAGCTTCCTCTGATTTTTCAATTGCAATTTTCTTTGCAGATTCTATTGTTTTAATAGCTTGATCTCTTTCCTTTTCACGTAAACTTACTAGCTCATGAGTTTTTTTATTGAATTCTAAAGAATCTTTTAACTTTGCTTCTAAATCTTGTTTTTCCTTTATAGTTTTCTGTAATTCTCTTGTCGACATGGCTTCAATATCATTGACTTGGACAAACTCTTCTCTCTCTTCTTGAGGCAGCGAAAGTAACGCGAAAACCTTTGACTGACTCAAATTCCTCAACGTTGATGAATTTGAAAACTCATTAGCCACTTTCATAAATCTATTTGCTGTTGGTTGACTAAAATCAACTTTTTCCTCTAAATATTTACCCCATTCTCCATGTGCTAATTTTTCCTTTGCTGCTATTAATCTCTTGCCAATCTCAATAATGTTTTGGGCGGTCTGTTGTTTTAAAATTAGTATCTCAACGGTCAATGTATCTATAACTGTAGTTTGAATTTCATTCATAATATTTCCTCCTCTAATTTAGGCTGGAATAGTTATTCTGTTTTGGATTTTTACCTTTTTCTTAGTTAGTTTTTTACTTGTAAAAACTTTTATGAATTCTTGCACATCCACACTTGGAGAACGATTGTTTTTACCATGAATCTGAATAATTTTATCTTTCTTAATTTCTATGGTGTAATAAGGTTTGTCCAATTCAGAAATTTTACGTATAAGAAATATATCTGTTTCCCCTTTAGCATATCTGTCTGCATAAGTTCCAACACAGTGAGTAAGTGCTGCTCCTTCCGCAATAAGTTCACCAGAGCTTTCAGCAGGTCTTATCATTAATCCATTACATTGGAATGCATATTTTTCTAAAAGCTTAACTCTATTTTTAATTAATAAATCAAGCCTTTCATCCTTTTTCATTTTAATTTGTTTTATAGTGTTTTGGTGAGCAACATATAAGTTCTTTGGGAAGATTACTTGGTCTTTCGTGGTATCCATTTCAAGCAAGATGCAGTCTGTTATATAGTCTCTAAATGTTCCAAGCACACCGCCTTTATCATAATAATGATGTCCTTTTTCATAGTTGTTATAGTCGTTAAATTGCTTTGAGAAGTAGTTTAAAAGTTTTTTCATGGAACTATACTTTAATGCATTGATTAATGAATCATAATAATTTAAATATTTTGTTTCCACCTCAATGGTTTCTTCTATTGTTAAGTTCCAATTGTGTTTTTTAGCATCTTGAAAAATCTTTAGGAATGAGAATGTAACATTAGTTTTTTGAGCTTTTATTTGTTTTAAGTCTTGCTTATTTATCTTTAGTATCTTGAATATAGTTTTACCTCTCCAGTTTATAGTTCTGTAGGTGAGTCCTCCATTAAGCTTATCTTCTACTAATCCCTGATAGCCTTCCTTTGTCAGATACTCAACGCAAGGGTGTTTAGTATAAAACTCGAGAAACTTAGTCATATCGCCACTGTAGTAGTAGCTATCCCACGTACTATATTTAAATGGAGTATCTTTAACTGCTACTTCTATGCTCTTCCTGGAATAACATGTCATAGCACCTCTCTGATCAAATGGTCCCGCTAGTGAACAAATGCTGTTTGTTCGGTCAAACCTATCACCGTAATAAGAATGTTTCAACATTATACTTTCACCTTTAATTGCATCAAACACATACATGGCCATTAAAAAATAATGCGTTTTCACCCTACTGTAGTCATATCTGTAATCCCTTTGGGCATGTATACCTCTTGCAATAAGTACATTTGGGTTTTTTATAGATTTTTCATAGTAGACAAAATACACACTATCAATCATATATTTTCTGCCCATTCCACCTGACCTAACCATTACCTTGCTTTTACAGTTGGGGCAGGTAGTTTCTTCGTTATGCCTCAAACTATATGTCTTAAATTCAGTTTCACAGTGTGTACAGAAGCCATACTGCTGCTGTTTATCTTTCCGAGTAAATATATACCTACTAAATTTAAAAGCCTCGTCTATCGCATATTTTTTTATTCCATCACTTATTTCTTCTGAAAAGTGTTCAATGTATTGTTTGTTTTTAACATCTACTTCCACTATACTTGCCTCCTAAAAATCAAGTTCAACATTGAAATCAATGTCAGGCTTTTTATCTTGAACCACTGGAGCTGTGGGAACTTTAACTGCCGCTATTGGTATTGGGCTAACTGTCAGTGGAGTGAATTTAATATCAAAGTAATTTAGAACTATTCCAAAACCTTCTTGATCTGTTAACATTCCGCACCCTCCGACTGCTTTAGTTTTTGCAACTTTTTTCATTTCATCTATGCTACCTTTTATTGTTTTGCCCTCTATAATTAATTTTTCAGATATTTTATCATTCGAGTCCAATTGCTCAAGTAGAAACTCTCCAATAACCTGTATATTAGGATTGCTCTTATTACCATCTATTTCAGCCTTTAATTTTTCAATTGCTTTTTCTAACATACCTGCTCACCTTCCTTTCCATAGCACCTCTCCCAAATTGCTAGAGCTTCCAGTGCTTCATCCATCTTACCTTTAGTTATAAAGCTATTGATTTGAGCAGCAATCCTTACACCTGTTTTACTAAATTCATAATTACCATAATCACCTGCCATAACTATTGGCACAAGCCTAGAAACTACTAATATATCTTCCTTATCAACTTCAATAGGATTCATTACATCTGCTTTCCAATTGATTCCTTCAGTCTTAGGATTTATTGTTTCTTTTACTTCACTGATTAATTTTTCATTTCTTATGGCTGCATGTTCCTTAGCCTCAGCAAAGATTTTTTCGCTATTTTCATTGAATGTTTGTTTAACTTCGGCGAATGCATCTGAAACTATTTTCGCTATATCAATATCTGGAATAATAGGTTCCTTAACTGTTTCTACAATATTAATATCTTTAATTGCATCCTTCATTTCAACAAATGTTGGTTTAGATTCAGGAATATCATTTACGTTTATTGGAGATTTTTCAGCCACTTCTGTGATTTTTTTAGCTGTTTCCGTGATATTATCAGAACTTTTGGTGATATTATTAACTTTTTCTTGTTTTCCGTTTTTAGATGGGTCCACATAACCAGGTTTAGCCATAAATTCTTTTCTCCATGTTGGATAATAGGTTCTAGCAGTTGCCTCTGATATCCCAAATTTAGTCACAGCTAGATTTATTAAAGTCTGTCTAGGTTTGGAATCATTTTCATTGAAAAATTTATAACATTCTTCTTTTTTAGTCATTAAATATTCATTCCTCTCATATTTGTTTTTTAAAATTTTAAGTGACTGTTTCAATAATCTACTTATATAACTTTGACTGAAATTAAGTTCTTTCCCTATTTTGCGTTGCTCCATATTACTAAAGAAAAATAATTCTAAGATTTTTTTATTTACAGGTCTAAGCTCACTTATAAATTTTTTTAATTCAATATCTGCAATATTTTTAAAAACTATTTCTTCGCAATCTGCAGGTTCCTTTATAACTTCTAAAAGTGTTAAAAAATTTCCATCAGCATCGGTAGTTAAATGGTCCTCAAAACTCATTTCATTTTTTAATTTTTTTATTTTTCTCAAATGCATTAAAATTTGGTTATTAACCACAATTGCAAGATAAGTCATGAAAAGATTTTCAGATTCTACCCTATATGAATTAAAAGCTTTTACCAATCCTATATTGCCAATTTGAATTAAATCATCTATGTTTTCGCCAGAGTTAAGAAAACTATGAGCAGTTTTATATATGAAGTTCTTAAATTGCTCATAAATCTCATTGCAATTCATTTCTCTTATTTCACCTTTTAGCTTTATTAATTTTCTTTGTTCCATAGGTTGCACCCCTAATTTAGATAACCCCTTTATAATATTTCTTCCTAGTTGACTCTCCACCCAAAAGTTGACCTTGATGTTTATTTTCGATAAGTACAGCTTCTACTTGTAAATATAGATTTAAATCGATTTCTGAGAGCCTTTTGCTAAGATCTTTATGAACTGTGCTTTTGCTTATACCAAATTTCTTTGCAGATCTTCTCACATCACTTTTAGTTTTCAATGTATATTCTGCGATTTCCAATACCCTACTTTCTATATATTTTGTATTACTGACCTTCATATGTTGCCTCCTTATTCAATTCAATTTCTAGCCCTTTATCTGCTATTTCTACCCTTTTAGAAGTTACTGCCTTAATAGTTTCTCTAAAAATTTTAATATCGCTATTAGCATCACTAAGATGTAGTAGAACTATATTTTTTAGCTTTGGATTATCATTAGCTTTTATTAGTTCCTTGCAATTTTCTAAGCTCATATGTGTACTTGCAATCCTCAGCCCTGTACTAGAATTAATAGAGTCATTTTCCATATTTTTAAGCAATATTTCTTCACTGTAATTACATTCAATCAATATATTTGTTAACTCTTTAAACCGATATTCAAGGTAGCAAGTATCTGTGGCGAATAACAATGTGCCAATATCCTTATGATTAATTAGGAAACCTAGTGGCTCTTTCACATCATGATGAACATCAAAAGGCATCACCGTAAATCCACGAACTTTAAACTGCTCAAAAGCTTTTATATAGTTCAGCCTATGATAAGTTTCTATAACCTCGCACTCTTTGACTATTCCTCTTGCGGTACTAAAGCTTGTATAAACATTAATTCCAGCTTTTAATAGGTCTCTTAAAGCCTTGGAATGGTCTCCATGTTCATGAGTTACTAAGCAGCCAACTACATTTCTAAGATTAAAATCTAATGCTATTTTTATTTCCTTAAAAGAAATTCCACATTCGACTATAAGGGTTTCATTTTCATTTTGGATGAGGTAACAATTCCCCTTTGAATTGCTACCTAAAACTCTAAGCTTCATTTATTTATTAATTGTTTTCATTTCTTTTAATCTCTTTTTCATACGCATAGCATCCATTATTATTTCTATAAAAGTTCTTCCACCTTTTTCTCTAAGCGGTTTCTGTGATACAAATGTACCGTTTTTTCTTGCGTTTGATCTTCTCATACTTCTTGCCATACTACTCATTAATAATTCCTCCTATCCACTCATTGTGGATTATTTGTTAATCTCTTCTTTAAAAGAAATTTTCTCTTATTTCATTAAAAGTCAGGTCCATTAGTTGTATTTGGTTCTGTTTTATCCTCTGTAATTATTTCAGCATCTTGGATATTTTCCTTAGGATCCTCAGGAGTTTCAATGTCGATAATTTTTGAATTAGCTTTTTCTTTAATCTCAGTCTGGACATCACTGCCCTCATTAAGTTCATATTCTTTATCAGAATCATTGAAAGCCTCAATTAGAATGTCAGAATCATCACTTGTATTGGTAAACATCTTACAAGCTCTATTGATTACAGTTTTCTTAGCCATTTCCTCTGCAAAATCTTTGTGAACTTGACCGCCTGTCCTTGATTTACTCCAAGCCATTTTTATTTGATTAATGTTCATGATTTCTGTGTATATAGGACCATCTGGACCAAGCACTACGGCAAAGGCTCCTTTGATTTTTGTATTATCGATATTCTCAAACTTAGGATTAAACTTAGTGATATTTAAGGTAGCGTTATCTAGGTTGAATTCTGTTTCAAATTCGTCACCCTCGTATATACAGTAGGCTTTTACATCAGTAACCGCTTTTAATCTCTTAGTTACTGCTACAGTTCCCATATAAGATCTATTAAGTTGTATTTGATTACCGTAAGCTATAAAATAACATTGCTTTTTAGCTGGGCTTAATCCCTGTATAACCATATTTAAAAGTGAGTTCATAATGCTTGTCTGTGTACAAGTTTGAAGCACTGGCTTTTTATCTTTATCTACTGTTTCATTTAGGATTAACCAAGCACTTTTCAAAGCGTTTTGGTAGCTATAAGCCACTGGAAACTGTAAATTACCTTCCTTTTCTAGTCCCTTAACCCTATTTAAAATAAGATCTGATATATTTTTTTCATTAGCTGCTAGTGCCACACTTTCAGTTTTTTTAACATCTGCCATTTATATTTCCTCCTTATTTTTTGGTTCATATATTTTGCATTCATACACATTGTCATTTCCAAGTCCATGCCCAAATTTGAAATCTACTCCCTCTTCAGTTGCCTTGCAGGATGGGATTTCAAATCTGCAAGTATCACATAAGTTTATTGTTTTATCTTTCATTTGCATTTCCTCACTTTCTTTTATTTCATCTTTGTCATATATGAAAGACTTTCCCTCTTCCATAACCTTGAAAAACAAATATGAAACTGCACAGCCACAATCTTCGCATAAAGATATTTTGTTATACTCTTTCCCTTTTTCATTGCAAAAACTATATTGTATAAACATAGGCATTTCTCTGTTGCAATTATCACAACTGCCTCTTCGTACAGCCTTTAATATTTGCTTAACCTTTATCATTTTTTAGCCTCTTCAATAGTCAATTTAAGACCCTCAACCACTTTTAAATTAATAACCTGGCTCTTTACATCAATAATTTTTGTAATGCTCTCTCTGCCGTCTATAAAGATTGGAGCATACACATTGTAGTGGTCACATAGGGTATTGATTACATCAAGCCCAGCATTAATCTTGCCACCAGTATTTACATCTGAGTAAGGAACTCCATTCACCAGTACATCGCAGCATTCTTTTAATCCCTCATTGATTTGAGTTTCAAATAATCTGAAATTCACATTTTTAAACATAGAATTTATCTTATCCTCTAACATGTCAACCTTTGTCTTAATGAAGGTTTCACATAAGAACTCTTGACCCTCCAAATCTGCAATCATGATGCCTAACTCAGTTTTTCTATCCTCAAGCTCTGTGATCCTAATTTGATTTTTTTCAAATTGTGCCTTTTGATTTATATCAGCTTTTAGAGAATCAATCTCTTTTTCTTTGACCTTTTTATCGGCTTTTAATGAATCAAGGTACTCTGTATTAGGTTCTTTGATACTGGCTTCCAAAGTTGCTATTTCTTTTTCTAAAGAGAGATATTCAGGAGTTTTAATAAACTCGCCAACTTGGATATTTCCCAATTGCTCCTGCAATGGGGCTAGTTCTAAACATTTTGAGTTGTAATCATTTTTATATATTTCAATTTCTGCTTCAAATGCTTTCATTCTTTTTTCTAAATTTTCTATATCAGTTTTTATATTTTTACCATCATTAGAAACTTCTCTTTTCCTACTATCTTTGGATTGACTGAAATTCTTTAGCATTTCCCTTTTAATGTCCTCTGCTTTTTCAATTTCATATTCATGGCCACAAGTTGGACAATTAAATTCGTTTTTGCTTAGTGTGATTATTTCAGCATCTATCGAATACCATTTATCAGTTAACCTTTGCTTTTCAACTTTCTTACGCTCAATTTCTTTGATAAGTCTTTCTATTGCATCTTTGTTACAAGTTAAATTGTAAGTTATACTTGAAATATCACTCTTAATAAAATTAATATCTTGTTGCATTGTGGTTTTTGGAGAATTCGAGGCTCTTCTTGCATCTATTTCGATAAGTTCTAAATTCCTTTTAATTTTATAAATCTTTTCATTAATTAAGTTACTTGCTTTATACATGCTGCTTTGGTCCAATATTTGAAATTCAATATTTGTAATCTCAGTTTCCAATGCCTTAATTTCATTTTCCTTTTCTGTGAAATCAGTTCCCTCAATATCTACACTGGAGACTAGTTCATCCACCCTGTAAGGAATTGACTTTATTTCATCATTCAAAAGCTTCTTCTTACTGGAAACAATCTTCTTGAAATCTTCAAGTTTCCTATCTCCTAGCAATCCACCTAGCCTCTTTAACTTATCGCTTGATGCAATTACATTCTCGTCTGTTACATCGCCTACAATCTCCAGTAATGCGGTACGCCTTTCTTTCCAAGGAAGGTTATTAAATTCCATTGGACTTGTTATAAGCTTGAATATTTTTTCATCAACTAGGTCATGGATGTATTTCTCATATTCAGCCATCTTGGATGGAACCTCATTTATAAAATAATCTGTTGTATGCCCTGTTAAACCTTTTTCAGCCTCTCCCTTTTTCTTGGTCCATGTTTCCTTATAAACTTTTTTAAGAGTAACTTCCTTTTCTCCTACAAGGAGGATTGCAGTAACTTCATGGTCTAGGTTATGGATCACATTATTTTGCTTGTCCAAGGTCTTAATATTAAAAACCTTAACTCCAGTACTATTCTTGCCAAACAGTATCCAGTTGAAAGCATCAACTATTGTGCTTTTGCCTGTACCGTTATCGCCTTTGATGGTTACATTTTCACCTTTAAAATCTGCTACCATGCTTTTAGTTCCTTTGAAATTTTTAAGAATTAATTGCAATATTTTTATATCCATTATTTCAGCCCCTTTAAGTCTTTCCTGCAGCTTTTACAAATGTGCTTACCTTTGAAATTAACTAGGTTATCACCATTGCCACAGAATAAGCAATCTGGTGTATATTTTTTTAGAACTATACTTTCACCCTCTGTATAAATTTCAAGTGGAGTACCTTCTGGGATATCTAAAACGTTCCTTAATTCCTTTGGTAAAACTATTCTTCCTAGTGGATCTATTCTTCTAACAATACCTGTACTTTTCATCATTCATTACCCTCTCTTCCTTTTATTTGCCTATTTTGCATTCTTATAATTGCTATTTGCTTTTTATTTTCTGTTATTTGTTTCATTAGCAATTTATTATTACTTTCCAATTTTTCTATATCTCTTTCATGCCTATTAATGTATTCTCTATCCATTTTTTAATCTCTAACTTCTAAGGGCATTCCCATTTCATTGCTTAAAATATCCACTCTACCCTCTGTAACTATTGCAATTGTCATTGGGTTGTAATATTTATTTAAAAAGTCAATCAGAGGCTTAGAGGCTTGCTTAAGTTCAGAAAACTTTACTTGATCTCTGCTAATTGGTTCCACTTTAGATTTTATTTTTACATTCTCAATCCATTGCTCAGCCAATCTCTTTTCATCTTTGTTTAGCCGTTTTTGCCATTTACCACAATCACCACAATACAATCCTACTTGGCCATTTTTATCCAAGATAATCATTTCTACACTTCCACATTTGTTACACGAAAATTCTTTCATTAATAAAACCTCCTAAAAATTCTTTCCTATGGCCATTAAGTGTTTTTCCGAATTATTCATGCAGTTAACGATATTGACTTGAATTTTTCTATTAACTGTCTGCTCCTGCTGTGGTATAATGAGATTGAATATTTTTGTAAGGGACTTTTCTCTTACCTGTGGATCCATTCCAGTGGGTCCATTTTGTTTTCTTAGATTTAGTAATGTGTTGACTTTCATTTCTGCTACTGCTATTTGAAGAATTGCAATCTCTATAAATTCTTTATCCGCATACTGGAAATTTTGCTCTGCTTGCTTTAATTCGATGATGGCTTGTACGATTTCGCTTCTCATTTTTAAACTCCCTTCCGATGCATTTGCACCATTTTATATTAATAAAAAGACCAGTTCCCAAAACAGTTGTAGCTCTATTGGGATTAACATTTGGAGTAACTAAACGCCCATTCAATGATCTTGCCCAACCATTCTTTGAAAAATTAAACTCTCTGCTTGATTCCTTGAATTTTTTAAAACTAAAAACATATATTAATCCTGGTTGAAAAATCTTACGTTTCTTTGTCATCAACATCCTCCTTGACGTTAAAGAGTTTTTACTCTTTTATTATTTATTTTCTTTAAAGGTTTTTTCATCTTGCCTTCACTTCGCAATACTTTCACTCTTTGCATGACAGATTTTATCGTTCTATCTGTAGCAAAGCTTAATTCCTCGGGTCCTATAATTTCATACCAACCGGTAATATATTCATCATCTTCTAGATCCCAAGGTTTACGATTATTACAGTGGTACGTTGGGTTATAATTCATGCGCCCATACTGGTCATAAGTAATGGGAACTTCTTCTTTAAAAACAGCAACACTCACGTTTAACATTGTATCCACACTTTTTACAACACTCTGTGCAAACCTTAGAAGGGTTATCATCTCCATTTATAGGACATTCTCTTACTTGGTACAGTGGAAAATCTTTTCCACATTCATCACAAAGACATTCAGTATGTTCCAATTAGCACACCTCTTTTAAAATCACTTTTAGCGAGGCTTTTGCCCTTGCTATAGATCTGTTTACACTTGTTTGGCTAATTCCAAGTATTTTTGCGATTCTAGCTTGAGAAATTTCGTTAAAAAATTGAAGTTTAAAAGCTTGTCTGTCTTTTTCATTAAGTTTGCTTATTGCTTCTAATACAAATATATTTGTGCAATCATCATCAGTTCCTAAATTATCCTTTATTGTAATATCTTCAGTATCACTTGAGTAAATTACCTTATCTAGACTGTCACAATGTACCACTTTTTTTAAAGCTTCATCTCTTCTCTGTGTCCTTATATTTCTTCCGCAATCTCGGTAATGTCTTAGTATCATTCCCCTTGCAACCACTTCAAAATACGTGGAGAATTTAGCTATTTCTAAATTTACATTTTTAAGTGAATAAGCAAAGGCCTGGTTAACTATTGCCATAACCTCTTCTTCATCAATACTCATATATTTATGTTTTCTAGCTATCAAACAAACTAACCCTTTGTTAGCTGTATAGTAATCATCTCCAGCTCTTTTGTTTCCGTTTTGGAATTGTTGGATAAGTTCCTCTTGCATGATAATCCTCTCCTTATGCTATAATTTCTTCTAATTCTTCGGTTATCTCTAAATTTACAAATGGGATAACTTCCGATAAAACATTTACAATGGTTTTCGCTAGTTCAATAACCGTGTATAACCTTGTATTTTGCAATGTCATAAAGTCTAGGCCTCCACTTAAATTAACAATACCTGTTATCGAAATATCTCCTACTGGTGACAATCCCTTATTAAAAGCCGCTCCTGGATGCAATGGTTTATCCTCAATTTTTACACAACCTATAGATTCCAATTTACCTAAACAAGCATCTATTGCGATTACTAAAGAGTTGCTAGGTATTTGAGATATTCTTTCTTCAATATTTTTTGCATCTACTGGGCGTTCAAGATTTCCAATTATACTGACGTTTTCCCATTTTTTCTTTCCAAGAAATTCTCCTACAAAGGGACCAAGACTATCTCCATTGACTCTATCAGTGCCTATACAAGCTATTGTGATAGAATCATATTTTTTAGTGGCAATTTTTTTTGCGATTAAATCATTCAAATGCTTTACTAACACAATTTTCACTTCTTTATTTTGGTTTATGCTGTTCATGTGATGCTTCATTTTTACCCTCCTTTTAATTTGGATGCCCTCTGCTGGGGAAATTTGTACACCATGGCGGTGATTAGTTGTAATATTTTGGAAATGTATTGCATATTATATTTTAAGAAGTGTTTGTTTCTATAGGTAAATATGAATTTTTAATTAGGCTTCTCAGCCTATAGATTCATTATTTTAGATGAAACATTTAAAATTGTTATTCTTACCTCTTCATATGCTGCTATTTTTAACTTAAGAGTTTCAATCTCTCTTTCCAGTTTCTTACGTTCCAGTGGTGAAAATCTATCTAGCTTAGTTCCTTCCAGTTCTTCAATTTGTTGGGGATTGAATCTGATTGATGATAGTTTAGGAACTTGTTTTATAATGCCTTTTTCTCGATATTCATCTATTGTCTGTTCCGATACCTTCCATCTTTTAGCTAAGTCCGCTTTAGTTAGTAACTCCATTAGCTGCCCCCAATTCTTCAAGTTCTTTAGTGAAAGCTTCTTCTCTCTCCATCAATTCATTTACTCTCTTTTCAAAGGTTTCTTCTGCAATTTGTGTAATTTCTTCAATGCTAATTTTATAAAGTTCTGAAAGTTTTTCTAGCTTTAATTTGTCTAATTTTGATACTCCATTCTCTAATCGATTAAATTGCGAATAAGTAATTCCTAACTTCTCTGCTATGAAGCCTGGTTTATATCCTGCCACATCTCTTGCTTCTGTCAATTTGCTCATGCTGTATCACCTCCGTATATTTATATTATCGCATAATTCAATTAATTAAAAGGCTTATTTTTACCATTATTAAGGCTTGTACATAAATTATACCAATACTACTCCATTATGCTCCATTTTTCACAGTATATTGAATTATGCGATAAAATAAATGCATAATGGTATATTTATATTGAAATGCGATATAATAAACTATATAATGAATTAAACGAACACTCTAAAGGAGATTGAAAAATGAAAATATCGAACAAATTAAAACAGCTTAGAGCTGATAAAGAATTAACTCAAAAGGGTTTATCAACTATATTAAAGGTTGCTCTTAGTGTCATTGCCGACATCGAGACAGATAGAAGACCTCCAAGTAAGAATGTAGCAATCAAACTAGCAAACTATTCTGGTACTCAGATTGATTATTGGTTAAGTGAAGTTGAAAATATTACTTATGTTGAAACTCGAGATAAGTTTGCATCATTAAGTAATGCGATTGAAATATTGAAAAGTAAGAATTATATAAAAGATGGGGTTCCGAATGAAAAAGGATGGATTTTGATAAAAGAAGGTTTATTACTTGACTTGAAATTTATGGAATTGAAATAATTTGACAATTAAATAATAATTAATAGGAGAGGAAAGATGAGATGCAATATTCTACAATCATAAGAAAAAAAGACAAAGGATACCAATATATTATTACCTACAAAGAAAATGATAGTGATATTAAGTGGAAAACTAAAAGTAAACAAGGGTATGCTTTAAACAAAGCGGGTAAAGAATTAGCAAAAATTGAAATGGATTTAAATATTTCAGAATTGAAAAAGAGAGTTGAAAGGTCAATTGATCCAGAATTGAAGAATATTACATTTAAAAAATTTACCAATATGTATATTGAACATGCTAAATTATATAGAGCTGTAAATACCATTACTGCTTATGAATCTGTGCAGGTTCGTTTTTCAGATTTAAATGATATTGAGATTAATAAAATAACATTAATGGATATACAAAGCATTATAGATAAATTGACATTAGAAGGATTAAATCCTAACACTATATCAAGTTATATTACAAGGTTAAAAACAATTTTTAATTCCGCAATGAATGAATATGATTTAATACTAAAATCACCAATGATAAAATTAAAATACAATGTCTCTAAAATTGGCAGGAATAAAAGAGCATTAAATATTGCTGAAGAAGAAACTATACTTAAAGAAATTAAGAATAAAGATTATAACATGATAATTTTGATTGCTTTGAAGTGTGGATTAAGAATTGGCGAAATAATCGGATTAACCTGGGATAATATTGATTTGAAAAATGCATCAATTAAAGTAGCTCAACAATGGAAAAAATCACACACCGGAGAATATGATTTTGGAACATTAAAGTCAAAAAACTCATACCGTAATGTTCCAATTCCTATAAAAAGTGTACTCCCTCAATTAAAAAATTTTAAAAAAGTTGAAAATATAAGTGGTAGAGTTTTTAACATGAAAAGTACAGTTTCTACCGCTTGCGTTTTAAATCGCGCATTGAAAAAATATAATATAACTGTGCATGAGCTCCGTCACACATATGGAAGCAAATTAATTGCCAAAGGAATGAGCTTTACAAATGCGGCAGAGTTATTGGGCAATACTGCTCAAGAGACAATGAGGACTTATTCACATGTAAATAATGATATGAGGAAAAGGAATGTTAAGTTAATAAACGAAATTTTTTAATTTTTGACGAAATTTTTGACGAATCACTATATTTTATTGATATTACAGGCTTACATACCCTCGAATTGCATATTATAATAATAT